ACCGTCGCTCATCTTCGCAACGCTCTCGCGCGCTTCAACCAACTCAAAGACGTGCCCGAAGACGTGAAGGCGAAGGCGTGGAAGCGGCTGGTGGGCCTGTGCAAGAAGCATGGCATCGAAGTCTCGGACGATGAGAAGAAGGCGGCCGGGGCGAGCCATGACGGAAGCATGACGTGTCCGAAGTGCGGCGCCGACATCAAGTGCGATGCGGCGAAGTGCCCGGAGTGCGGTTGCGGGTTGCCGGGCGAGCACGAACTTCCGAAGAAGGCTGAAGGTCAGAACTGCCCGACCTGCAACGTGCCGCTTGACGAGAACGGCAAGTGCCCGACGTGCGGCGCGGAAGTCCCACTCGGAGGCGGTGATAAGGCGGCGGCGAAGGGAACGCCGCGGGAGCCGCGCGGACGCTTCACGGCGCGCGGAACGGGCGAAATCCACGATTGCCTGACGGCGGCCGGCTTCGAGCACACGCGCACGGGCACGACGGCGCAAGCGGGATCTCCAGCGCTTCCCGAGGGCACGTTCTGCTACTCGCACAAGGACGGCAAGGCGAAGGTCACAGTGCAGCCGGACGGCTCCTGGGAGCACGAGGATGGCAAGGGCCGGCGGACCAAGGGCAGCGGCAAGGACGCGCTCGCAGAGCACCTGGCCTCCTGCAAAGACAAGAAGAAGAAAGATGCGGACAAGGCTTGCGCGCCGCTTCTGAATGCAGTGCGCAAGCTGAAAGGAGTTCACCATCCAATGCTAACGATCTTGAAAAAGGATCTGACCGCAAACGATTCGTTCGACGCGCTACAGCAGCGGGCGCATCGGGCGTTACAGGCCAAATTCGGTGACGGGTGGAATATCAATTCCATCGGCTGCTACATCCAAGCGATGTTCGATAACGAATTGGTCTACACGCTGGGCAGTCAGCAGTACGCCATCGGCTACAAGGACGATGGGGAGAACTGCACGCTTATCGGGGAGCCTGTTCATGTTGTCGTGACCTACGTTCCCGCCGAAGCCAAAGCGGCGACGGCGATTACGTTGCGGAAGGACATGAGCCACGTGTCCATCATGTCGCAGATCCTGCAAAGTTCGGCGCAACTGCGGCGCTGGGTCATGTCCGAAGCCCAGGTGGAAGACGGCGATCCGCGCGATGTGGCGATTGCCGCGCGCATGAAGGACTGGATCGACGAAGGATCGGCCATCCTCTCCGACATCGTGGAAGACGAAACCGACGAATTGACGGACGACGCGAATCTGTCGCCCGGGCCGCTCATGATGGCCGCCAATGCCATTAACGAGCCTGGAACGGTGGTTGGGGATCTCAATCCCGCCATCGCGGCCCTCAACGCTTTTTAACCCGGCCGCCAGCCGGCGGCACTTTCAAAAACAAAGGAGTAACACAACCATGAAGCCTATTCTCACCCTTGTGAAGGCCGCCCACAAGAGCTTTGCAGCGCATTTCACAAAGTTGGCGGAACATCACGCTTTCAAGGCCGCACATCACGACGGTCTAGCCGAACACGAAACGGAAATTGCCGAAGCCCACAAAGCCATTGCCGGACACCACAAGGCTGCTGGCGCCGATGGCCTGCACGAAGAGCACATGAAGATCCACAAGGCGTGCCTTGGCAAGGCGCAGAAGCACGAGAAGTGTGCAAAAGCCGAAGGCAAGCACTGCGAGCACTGCAAGGCGATGGCGGCGGCGCACACCCAAGCCGAGAAGGCGGTCAATCCCGACGCCACCGAAGGCGATCTGGTGAAGACGCTCACCGACGGCTTGGCCGAGATCAAGGCCGCGCAGGGAACCTTCCCGACCAACGACGCGCTCAAGGAACTCGTGAAGGGCGTCGTGAAGGAAGTGGTTGCCGAACAGATCACGCCGGACCTCACGAAGGTGGCGGGCTTGCAACTGATCTCACGCGACGGCAAGACGCTGACTCCTCCAGCCACGGCCAGCACGCCAGCCACTCCGGCGGCAGACGCCATCATCATCTAACCATTTTGCGCAGCGCTCTCCCGGTTCCCTCTGTCCGGCGAGCCTGTGAAACCACAACAATCCAATAAAGGAGCAATCCAACAATGAAACCTTTGACGAACGTGCTCCCCGATTCGGCGTACCAGGAGCTGCGCATACAGGGGGCGGAATTAACGAAATCCTGGAAGGCCGGGCTTGCACCGGCGGACATGGCGCGTCTCGACGGCGCGCGTATCCCGCTGGTGATCCCGCGCGGCAACTGGCGCGATTACCGCGTCCAGGAAGCCATGGAAGTCTTCCTCAACAAGTGCCGCGAGCGCGAAGCCATCGCGCGCGAGATGGTGAAGGCGATGGTGCTCGCGAAGCATCCGACCGAACCGTCGCTGTTCCAGAAAGCGGGCGTCAGCTCCGCGCTGGGATATAACTTCTACGACCTGCGGCCTCCGGTCATGATGATCTTCCCGGTCAACACCCCGATGCGGGCGTCAATCCCGCGCGTCGGGCCGGTGAATGCGGGCGTAGGCACGTTCGCGACCTGGAATGCGGTGACGAGTCCTGGGTACCCCTACGGGGGCGCTTCGGAAGGCCATCGCGTGCAGGCGCGCACGCCGAACCGGATTCCTTACGTCTCTCCGTACCGCGAAATCGGGTCGGAAGGCGAAGTGACCCTCACCGCGCAGTTTGCGGGCGAAGGCTATGTGGACAATCTGGCCGACGAGCATTTGCGCGGCCTGTTTGGCCTCTGGCTTCAGGAAGAGGGCATGATCTGGGGCGGCAACTCCGGCTTCAGCAACAAGGGCAACGGCTTCCAGTTCAACGGGAGCAACGGCCTGACGGCTACGCCGGTCCCGAGCGGCGGCACTGTCACCACCCACACCGTGGGAGCCGCTGGCAACCTGGGAACCGCAGTGAACGCGGCCGATCTGCCGTACACCGCGGCCCTCACCAACTCGCAGTACGTTTCCGTGGCTGTCGTTCTTCTGACCGCCATGGGCAATCCAGCCAATGCGCAGTACGGCTACGGCCTGCAACCCACCATCTCCACCGGCTTGACCCCGAGCTTCAGCCGGACCAATGCGGACGGCTCGAAGGACACGATCCCTGGCGGCATGAGCGCAATCTCGGCGATTGCCACGCCGGTGGAAGCCCTCAGCGCCGGTTCGCAGTTGACGGTCAAATTCAGCATCCCAGCCGCCAGCTTGCCGGTCAAGGGCTGCTTCGGCTACGCCTGGTTCGTGGACGTGGAAGCGACCAACACCGGCTCCCTCGCCAATGCCAAATTCGCCGGCATCACCGAGGTTCCGTACTGCTACGTAAGCGGCACGGCCACCGGTGTTCAGGTTGGAACCTACTCCGGGCTTTCGACCGACAATAGCTACAACCCGCTCGACTTCGACGGGATGTTCTCGCTCAACATCAACTACAACGCCAACTACGGAACCGTCACAAACTACGGTTGGACGGACCTCTACGGCGCTTCCCTCACGGCGCAGAAAAACAGCCGCGTGACCGAGATCGAGAACATCCTGCTCTCGGTCTTCGAAGCCTGGCAGTGCGGCATCGACGAAATCTGGTGTTCGCCGGACGCCGCAGAGAATCTGGATCAGGCGATCCGCTGGCAGGGGACCGACAACAGTGGGATGCAGATTTTCTTCACGCGCGATCAATTGAACAACTTGGTCGGCGGCTTCGTGGTGTCGGCCTACCAGTCGCGCTACGCAATCAACAACCCGACCGGCGCCAACGCGATTCCCATCAAGATCCACCCGATGGTTCCTCCGGGCACGATGTACTTCCACATCAAGACCAACCCGTATCCGCATTCGCGGGTTCCGTTCACCACGGGCATGATCTTGCAGCGGGATTACTACTCGATTGAGTGGCCGCAAGTCACTCGCGAGTGGACGTTCGGTACCTACACTCACGAGGCGCTGGCACAGATGCTGCCCGGCATTCCGTGGGTGCTGACCGGGATCGGTCCCTTCGTCGGCGGCTAGGCTTGAACCTCCGCTGGGCCATATCCGGCGGCGATTCATTGGATGGGCGCTGGTCAACAGAGGGGCCGGCGCCCAGTTCAAAAAAGGAAGATCAAAATGGGCTACTTACAATTGAGTCAACCCGCGCTTGGCGTCGGTGAAAACATCGGCGCACGCATGGACGCCCTCGAAGCCTTGCAGCTTTCGGTCAAAGGGACCATCAGTCCGCAAGGCACGCACTTCTACGCCGGCGGATATGTGCCGGTATCCTTCACGGATGGGAACGATACCACGGATATCACGAACGACATTTGGGTGAACGAGGTCCGCATCCGAGGCAATACGCTCATCACCGGCGTCTCGTATCTCATCGGATCAGTCGGAACTACCGACACCGTGATCGCCATCCTGTACGATTCCAGTGGGAACGTGCTCGCTTACTCCGCTCTCGCCGGAACGACCGTTGGAACCGCCGAAACCTTTCAGCGCCTGCCGTTCGTTACGGCCTATCAAGCCTCGCCCGGCTTGTACTATATCGGCATTTCCACCAACGGCACGCACGCGCATCTTCAAACCCAAGTGGCCGGCAACCACAACGCCGGAGTCATCACCGGACAGACTTTCGGCACGCCTACGGCCATCACTCCGCCGAGCACCTTCACGGCGAACAAAGGCCCGATTGCAATGTTGTACTAGGCCGACAGGCCCAAATTCAGATCAAAGGAGATTCGAAACATTATGTCGTACCTTCAGCTCTCTCAACCGACTCCCGAAAGCCTGCTCGACCGCGTGGCCGCTCTGGAAACCTTGGAGGTCACTGCGCGTGCGACCGGGATTGACGGGCAGCATTTCTACGCTGGCACCTTCGTGCCGGCCTCCCTTTCAACCGGCGGGACGAATACCCAGGGCGTGGCCAACGCCATTTGGGTTTCCGAACTGCGCATCAGCGGCAATGTCCTGCTCACCGGAATTTCCGTGCTCTTGGGCGGGACCGGCGGAACCGATCACATCATGGCGATCCTGTACGACCAGTACGGCAACGTATTGGCGCACTCGGCCTCCACGACGGTCGTTGGCACGCTGCACACCTTCCAACGGCTCGCGTTCACAGCACAGTACCAGGCATCGCCGGGCCTGTACTACGTGGGCATCACCACGGATGGGACCACGGCGTACATCCAGACCCAACCGGCCGGGGACCACGCCACTTCGGAGATCACCGGGCAGACGTTCGGGACCCCGACCGCGATCACGCCTCCGCTGACATTCACGGCGGCAACAGGCCCAGTTGCAATGACCTACTAAACCATTTTCAGAACTTCAATCCGCGAAATCCTCCGCGCGGGATGAGGCGTGCAGTCGGTAACTGCCAGCGCCGGAACGAAGACCGGCGCACCGATTCTTTCGAGGGCAATTATGAAACTCTGGCGAAGTGGCATCCTGCTTTTCGCGCTGGCGATCCTGGCGTCCGCGCAATCGACGGCGGTTTATCCTGGCGCTATTGCGACAAACACCAACCTGCTCGTGCTCAACGTCGGCCATACCACGCTGGCGAACTTCGTAGATAATTCGGCGACATCGCTGACGTTTACCGACGGCGGAATCTTCACCGCCCCGACAGCCGTGCTGATCGGAAATGAGGTGATTTACTGCTCGACCGCGACCGGCAATGGCCTTTCAGGATGTACGCGCGGTTGGAAGGGCACGACCGCGGCGCCGCATTCTGCGGCCACTTCGGTCACGTCCTGGTATAACGATACCAGCCAAGCTGTGGCCGAGATCATCGCGCTCGAAACGGCGCTAGGGATCAACCTTGCAAACGTAGAGACTACAGCCCAAGCCGGGGCTGCATTGACCCCTACGGTGGTTGTTAGTTTGCCGGCCGCCGCCTCCGCGATAGTCGGGCGCCCTTATGAATGGACGGCTTCACTGGCGTCAAACTTCTGCCCGGATTCAGGAGCGGCAGGGGTTGCGCAAGGAACAGCAGTAGCTACCTGCGTTACGCTCGACGGAGCCACATGGCAACCGATGACGGTAAATCCTGCTGCAACTGCCGGATCGGAATCGCTTAGCGAGGGAAACTTCACGGCGCACGACAAATGGAGCACCTCCGGTGATTTTGCCTGGTCATCCGGTACGATGGTGTTCACAAAGAGCACCGGAAGCGGCCAAATCACGCAGACGACGGGCAATATGGCGGTAGCTCCCGTCGGGAACGTCGTGTACAAGTTCACCTATGATCTCACCAGCGCCAATCCGGGGAACTTGTCCGCTTTCATCACCACTGGAATTCCATTAAGCGCGCCAATTAGCCTGGCCCTCGGAACCGGGAACGTCGTTTACTTCGTAAGCACGGGATCTCCGGGGAATTTCGTCATTGGAGGGTCTGGCAGTACGTCGGGCGGCACGTTCACGCTAGATAATGTTTCTCTCAAGCAGGTGACGAATGGATTCGCAGGCAGCGTAACGACCGCCGGAACAAAAGTCAGCGCCGGAACCTGCCAAGCACAGACCGGAATTTCGATCAGCGGAGTGACGCCATCGACTGCGGTGAATTGGTCTGTCGCGTCGGCGTTAGCCGCAACCTGGCAGACCGGAATTGCAGTCGTACCCGTCGTGACGGCAGGCACGGTAACGCTGAACCTATGCAATGGAACAGCGGCCGATATCACCCCGGCGGCAACTGTTCTGAATGTTCGCGTAGTCCTGTAGACCAATGTCCCTCCTTACTCCAAATGCGCTCGATCTTACTGTCCTTTCTTCGGTGCGCGCCTGGGCTCCGATTCAGGGCGGGATAGTGGACACCACAATTGCGGCGGTATCTTCTGGCAATGGCGTGACAGCCACTCCGGCCACAATGGCGAACATCTCGAAGGGAACAATTCTTTTCGTGGACGCCGGCCTGTTTCGGGAAACCGTGGAAGTGCTCTCCGTGACCGCCAGTACGTTTGTAGCGAACTTCTCTTATGCTCACGGAGCTGGAACGGCCATCGCGCTTGCGCAGGACGGCATCCTGGCTGGAATGATAACGGGCGCCAGTGTTTACTGGCTGCGGAAAACAGGACGTACGGACATCAACGGCGATATCCCGCAAACCTCCAGCTTCGTCGAACAGGACAGCTACGGGCCGGAGTGGTACGATGGCCACGGCGGCGACCGTTTATTCCTGCGGATCTGGCCCATCATCAACGTCTATGCTTTGAGCGTTAATGGGGTTTCAATTCCACAGAGCCAGTCTGTGACCTCTCCTGGCTGGGTGATCGATCAGGGAGGCCGGTGTTTGGCGATGCGCGATCTTGGGGCCCCAATGGGGCCGTGGGGCTGGAACTGGAGAAGCCGCCAGATGCAGCCATATCGTTTCGCGCGTGGCACGCAAAACATCGAAGTAAGCTACATGGCTGGATTTAGCGCCGTGCCGCCGGACGTGAACGAGAAGTGTACGAAGATGGTGGTCCTTACGTTCAAACGCCGCGGGTATGCGGATCAGAAGACGGCAAACATCCCGACAGCCGGAACGGTCACATATCGTGACTGGGAACTAGACCCAGACATTGAGGCTGTCATGAAGTTTTACGAGCGCAATTTGGTATTTTGAAATGACGGGGCAGGAAACCCAAGGAATCGGAGGCGCCGTGGTGGAGGATAAGCAGTTTCAGCAACTCCTGGATAGTCAGATTGAGTTAGGCAAGGGCCATGTCGTTCTAGTCAAGGAATTATCACTTCACTCCACGCGCCTCGCCGTGATGGATGAGAAGCTCGATCGGCTCGTCAAACACGCGGACGACGTAAACGGCAGTCTCAACCGGGTCCGGGCGCGGCTTGAAGTGCTTGAGCAAACCGCGGCCACGCGCGCCCCGGTGATTCAGGATGTTCCGGCCATCGAGACGCGCCTATCGGTTGTGGAGCGGCTGATCGCCGTGCATCCCGGTACTTGCCCCCTGATTGGGCGCATCGAGGCCATGGAGACTTCGCTGAAGAGCGGCGAGACGGCGGCCGGAAAACTAGCGCAGAACGCCCTGAAGATCGTGGAGGATTTGCGGCGCTGGAAGGCGTTCGTGACGGGCGGCCTCGCCGTCATTAGCGTATTGGTCACCTCGTGCGTGGTCCTGTTATCGGTTTTGCTAAACCATATACTGGGGTTGAAGCCCTGATGCCGCGCACATGGCGGGGATTGATGTACACGCAGGACGGAGCGGTAAGCCTCGGGGCCGTGACGCGGGATGCCGGCGCGGGGCTTTGGCAGGTTTCTTGGCGATTGTGAGCACGCGCTAGCCGGCAAGACAGTACCGATGGAACCGTTCTGATGTTTAAGCTCGTCCACAACACCGAGCAGGTGGCCGCCAGGTTGCGCGGACGTGGCGCGGCCATGCGGGAATCGGTGCGCCAGTGCTTCATCCGCATCGCGCTTTGGCTCCAGCGGGACATTCAGACCAATGCTCTCGAAGGTCAAGCCTTAAAGCATCGGTCCGGCAAGTTGATTGGAAGCATTCGGCAGTGGACAGAGTTTGGGGATCGGGAAGCCATCGCTATCGTCGAGGGTGGCGGCGGTGTGGCTCCGTATGGCGAGATCCACGAGTTTGGCGGCACGTTCATGATCCCGGCGCACATGAGCACGAGCAGGCTGGGCAAGCCGTTTGAAGTGCGGGCGCATTCCGCAACCTTCCCCGAGCGGAGCTTCATGCGCTGGCGGCTGCGCGAAGGGGAGGGCATGTTCCTGGACTGGATCGAGCGGGCGGTGAGCGAGGGCATCCAAAAGTGAACGTCTTTCTGGTGACCAAACAGGCGACCGGCTGTTGCAAATGGCGTGGTTCGATCCCGGCGAAGTACTTGGCGAAGCGCGGACACGATGTCCGGTTCTTTACGCCAGGCCAGCGCATCGATCAGACGCCGGACGTGGTGGTCTTTTTCCGGCTGGACGCCAAGGACTGCGAGGATGCGGTGCTTTGGTGCAAGAGCGAGGGAATTGCCATCGTCTACGATGTGGACGACGCGCTCGATCTCGTGCCGGCGGGGAACCCGAGCTACACGGCGGCGCGGGACAGAATGCCGCGGTATCGGTTCCTGCTGGAGCAAGCCGACGTAGTAACCACGACGACGCCGCAGATTGCAGAACACCTTCGAGCGTTGGCCGGCCGCGATCAAGTCCTGATCTTGCCGAACAGCGTGGACCCCGACGAATGGCCCATTGCGCCCAGATTGCCGGAGCGCAAGGAGCTGCGCGTCGGCTGGTCCGGCGGGGCGAGCCATTTCACCGATCTCGGAAACGTGTTGGCGGCGATTCGGGATGCGCAGCGGCGCCGCGGCTTTTCGTTCGCGATTCAGGGATTCTGCGAGGAGGCGAGCCTGGAGGAGATGTACGCCAAGCACGTCAGCCTATACGGCGATGAGTTCCGGCGCTCCGGCTTTGCTCACGAGATGATGTGGTTTATTCGGACGCTGAAGGAATCCGGGCTCGAGTACGAGTTCTATCCGACAGTTCCAACGGACCGACACGCGGCGCGCGTCCGGTCGCTCGATCTCGATATCGGAATCACGCCGCTGATGGCCAATCCGTTCAATCGGTGCAAGTCTGCCGTGAAATTCTACGAACTGGCGATGGTCGGGGCCGCCGTGCTGGCGTCGGACGTGGAGCCCTACAGCGATGAAGTTCCGGCGCTCGCCAGAAACAATCGACTGGCTTGGACGAATGCGCTCCTTGGCTTAATCGACGTGGACCGCACCCGGCTGGTGCGTGAGCAGCGCGATTGGGTTTTGCAGAACCGCAATATGGAGCGGAATGTCCAGTCCTGGGAGTTCGCCTATCGGCGGGCGATGGAAAGAGCACAGAAAAGGATCGCTGCTTGACCAGGATCAACCTTGGCTGTAATCGCTGGAAGTTGGCCGGGTTCGTGAACCTCGATATCGACCCGGCGGTCCAACCGGATCAAGTCTGCGACGTGGCGCACCTACATTACGGCGATGAGACGGTGGATGAGATTTACGCCGGCCACATGCTGGAGCACTTCCATTTCAAGGACCGCGACGCCGTGTTGCAGGAATGGCGGCGGGTGCTGGTCCAGGGCGGTCGGATTACGGTAACGGTGCCGGATATCGAGAAAGGAATCGAGGAGCAGCGGCGCAGCGCTATCACTGAGGAGTGGCTCCAGCAGATCGCCTTCGGTTCGATAGACTACGGCGGCCACTGGCAAGTGTTCACGGCCAAGACGATCCTGGCGCTCATGGGAAGGCATTTCCAGGACGTGGACGAACTGGAGACCTGCCCTTACGTGGTGGCTGCCGTCCGCTGGCAGACCATCGTTACGGGTGTGAAGGGAGGCTTTCCCCAACCGGAGAAAGTCTCCGCCAACGCGCCGAGAAACCTGAATCCGTTGAAGTTCGATCTATGAGACCGCTGGGCACCTGCACCACCGACAGTACGGGCCTGATCGTTACGCTCACGCGTGGCCGATTCTTCGACCCAAGTTGGGCGACGCTTCCGTTTTGCATTGGTGGGAATGGCGTGGAAGCGAACGCCACGCTTCAATCCGTGCAATCCCAGCGGCAAGTCACGCTTACCGGGCCGATTGGGCCGTACTTGACGCCGGTGGCCTTCGCACCGACGCGGGAAACCATCTATCAGGCGTTCTACAACAAGATGACGGCCGGCGTGCCAGGCTTGAAGACCACCAAACGAAGATCCCTGCTTTTCGGCGATCTTCCGCCGGAACAGCAACCGGCGCTGTTCATCGAAGAGGTCGGGCAGAACCCGGAGTCCAGCCAGCGCGGGCTGAAGTACAAGTGGGAACTCGATGTGGTGCTGGGTCTCTACGTCTTCAATAGCGACACAGACCAAGTTTTCCCTACCATGAATCCTATCCTCGATTGGATTGAGGCGACGTTGCCCGGAGACGATCCACAGAGCCCCGGCGGCAATCCGCAGACGCTAGGCGGCCTGGTGTACTGGGTGCGGCTCACCGGCGACGGCAAAGCGTATTCCGGCGCAAAGGGAGGCCAAGGGTTCGCCTACCTGCCCGCGCGCATAACCACGTTCTGAAGAAAAATCAGCCGGCGCGTCCGGCAAAAAGGAGTTTTACAAAAATGAGTGCTCCCATCACGCAGTTGGTACAGGGCGGCGCCGGAGACATGATCTGGGTTCCGAGCGGACCGTATGCAACCACGAGCGGCGCCACGCCGCGGCGCTTCGGCATCATGCAGGAGGTCTCGGTGGATTTTGCCGGGTCCATGAAGGAGTTGTATGGCAAGAAGCAAATCGCCATCAACATCATGAACACCGAGCTGAAGATCACCGGCAAGGCCAAATCGGCCGAGTTCAAGGCGGATCTGCTCAACTTCTTCTTCGGAGTTGCGGCGCCAGTTACGGGAATGACGCGGCGCGTTGCTCTCGACGAGGCGGCTACGCCATCGAGCGGCACGTACACCGTGGCGCAGACCACGAAGTTCGCCGAAGACCTGGGCGTGTACGATACGGTCACCGGCCTCTGGATGCCGGCCGTGACGGCCACGCCGCCGCTCGGTTCGTACATCCCCGGCGCAGCGGGCACGGGAACCTACACGTTCAACGGCAGCGACTCCAATCCGAAGTTGATAACGTATGCCTACACCGTGGCCGCTACCGGAGTCAACGTACCGTTGCTCAACATTCCGATGGGCAGCGGGCCGCGGTTTCAAGTCACGATCACCAACGCGCAGATCGACGGGCTGCAATGCACGGTGACCCTGAACAAGTGTGGAAGCACAAAACTCGGAATGGCGTGGAAGTATAACGATTTCAACATCCCCGAGTTCGACTTCTTCGCGATGGACGACGGGAGCGGCGCCATCGGTTCCATCAATCTCGACCAGACCGACTAAGCCTGTTTCACGTGAAACAACCGGAGCGGTCTCAACCGGGCCGCTCCCCATTTTGGAGGAGATATGGCACAGCAAACAGTGACCTTCGGCGGAAAAGTCTTCCGCCGCGGCAATTCGTATTTGGTGCTTCCCACGATCAGTTTTGGCGATGCGGAAGCCATGGCGGCCGATCTGGACAAGATCGAGGGGCGCGGGCCGGATGGAAAGTTGACGGCGGCGGATCAGAAGGCGCTCATGTGGAAGGTGATTCTGGCTGCCGCGCGTCTGAACTACCCGGATATCACCATCGATCGGCTGAAGGGGCAGTTCACCACACTGGGGATCTTCGACGCCTACAATGCCGCCACGGTCGGAGACACGGCCAACGAGGTCTACGAAGCGCCGGGGGAACTGGAGCCCGCGGCAAGTGGGTCGATGTCCCCTGGCGCGATATCCGCTGGAGCATAGCGACCGCGACCGGCTGGACGCTCGACTACATTCGCCGCGGGCTTACGCTGCGCGATGTCAACGATGCGCTGCTGTACTGGCGCGAGAACCCGCCAACGCATGAGGCCATCGGCACTGTGCTGCGCGGATTCTCCGGCGCTGCGCTTCCACCGCGCAAGCGTTCTTCCAAAGGCAAACCCGTGCGCGAATCCTCCTCAGAAACCGAGACCCGGCCCGCTTCCGTCGCCATGCTGGAGGCTTTTGGCTTTCAGATTGGCGGTCCCAAACCCAGTACCAACCTCAATCCTTTGAAGTTCCAACCAAAACACAAACGCCATGGCTGATGAAGTTCGCGTACAAATCACCGGTACGGACGACGCGACTCCGGCTTTTCAGTCGGGCGCTGAAGCTGCGGACGTTTACAGCCAGAAGCTCACATCTCTCGGAGACGTGTTCGAATCTTTCAGCGCCCGGATAAACGACAATGTAGCGGCGCAACAGGCTGCGGCGGCTGGCGGGAACAGTTTGGGGGCCTCGTTTGACAGCCTAGCTGATTCGCTTGCCAAGACGAACGCTGTAGCGAAGGAAACTGCGCCGGCTGTATCTGGCGTGGGAAACGAAGTTGCAAAAGCGAGCGAAAGCGCCGCAGGATTTGGCGATAAGATCGCCAATTTCATCGAGCATCCCTTGCAGTCTGCCGGCGAGGCGGCTAAGGGATTCGTAACGGCTATCGGTCCAGTAGGCATCGTGTCTCTGGCGGCTGGCGCTGGGCTGATGGAACTCGGCAAGCAGGCTTTTGATCTGGTCAACGAGGAGGGCGCCGCTGCTCGTGGCACGCAGAACCTCGCCAACATGCTCAATCTCAGTTACGAGCAAACCAAGAAACTCGGAGAGATGGCGCGCTTGGTAGACACTGACATCGGCAGTTTGGCGCGGGCGTCGTTCCGCCTTGCCGAAGCGTTGGATGATCCCACTGGAGCCGGCAAGAAAGAAGCCGACATTCTGCAAAAGATGGGGATCAGCGCCAAGGACTCTGGCGATGCTCTCTTGCAGGTTCTGCAAAAACTCGCCGAGATGCCAGACAAAACCAAACGCGTCGAAGAGGCGCATATTCTGCTTGGCCGCGCATCTTTCCAGTTGGAGCCACTGATCGAGAATTACGACCGCCTGAAGAAAGCCATCGAAGATATGGGCGGCGTGGTGTCCAAAGAGGGCGTTGAAAGCGTGATGGAGGCCCATGAAAAAATAACCCAACTCGGGATCGCCTGGGACCACCTGAAGGAGCAGATGGCCGCGAAGTTGAGCGGGGTTGTTGAGATTGCGGTCAAACTGGTGACCCCTACTCCCGGCGGAGGCGCGGAGGCGCTGGAAGATCAACTGACGCGCGCCAAGCAGCTCGTGGCGAGCATGGCTTCCGCTGGATACGCCACCGGAGGCGAGGACATCTTTGGGATCTCGGTTGAAGACGCCAAGGCTAAAGTGGCTGCGCTTGAGAAGCAAAAGGCAACGCAGGACGATGCTGCTGCGAAGGCCAAAGCTGTTACCGATGCGGCCATCTCCGGGGCCAAACAGTGGCAAGCCGCTAATGACAAAACCCTGGACGGGATGAAAGAGAAGTTGGAGACTGTCTCCGCGAAAGCCAAGACTCTAGCTGGCGAGCTTGGCAATACGATCAAGCCGCTGGCGACGGAGGACCGCGCGGCCACTCAGCGGGACTACAACGCGGCGGTGAAAGAGGAGGCCGCGCTGAAACTACAGATCAAGACTGCGGAGCGGGCTGCCAGCGGGGAGGATGCGAAGGAGGCGCAACGCCAGTTCCAGGAGCAGATGAAGCGGGAAGATGAAGAGGCGAAGCACTGGTGGCGTGACTACGACGAAAAGCGAAAGGCCATTGAAAAGCAGGGGGATGAGGCTGCGGAAGCGGCTCTCGCACAGATTCGAATCAATGAATTGATGGTGGCCGATCAAGCCAAGATTCTGAAAAAGAATCCGATGGACGAGATCGACAAGTGGAATCGGGAGGCGGCCGAAAAGACTGCGGACGCCAAAGCCAAAGCCGAAATATCCGCAGCCACCAGCGCCTACGAGTTCGGCAAGGCGCAGGCAGAGCGTCGGTTGAAAGACCATCAGATCGACGCGGCGCAGGAGATCAAGATCCTGAAGGATCTGGAGACCGCCAAGTCTGAAGCGCAGCAAAAGGCCGCACAGGCGGAAGTCGGCGGAAGGATGGACGATGCCGGAGTGATTGAGGTCGAGGCCAAACTCGCCAAACTGCAAGCGGACTACAAGCGCACGATGGCGGCATTGGACGAGGACGCCAAGAAAGCGCTCACGACGATGCAGGCAACGACAGTCGGAGCGATTAACAGTATAGGCAACGCGTTTGACCGCGGTTTCGCGCAGTGGGCTGGACACGGCAAGAGCTTCGGCAAAGCCATGGCCCAGTCGTTCCGCGAGATGGGCGCTTCGATGATGGAGAACGTCGAGAAGGCCACCGTCAAAATGCTTGAGCAGGCGGCAATTCAGAAAATGATTGGGAAAGAACAGGCTATGTCCCAGGCTTATCAGGCCGCCGCGAAGGCGTACAATGCGATGGCCGGCATACCGTACGTTGGACCGATCCTGGGCGCCGCCGCCGCCGCAACGACTTTCGCCGCCGTCGCCGCTTTCGCTGGTTCTGCCGAGAAGGGCGCGCAGCTTCCTGCCACGGGCGGACCGTTCCCGATGCTCCTTCATAAGAAAGAGCGCGTTTTGACGGCTGAAGAAACCGCCGACTATAATGCGGGGACCAAACGCGGGGGCGACACGCACAACCACTACTACACCTACAACGCGGCGCAGGGTGAATCGCCGGGCTCCATCATGCAGAACAAGGCGGCGTTCCGGCAGATGGTGCGCGAGGCGGCGCGGGCTTGGATTCCGGCCGGGCAGGGAGCATAGCCGTGAGCAATTCTCTCTTTCCAGTCTTGTTGGGTCAGGCTTACCCAGGCATCCGGCGGAAGCAAAATTCTACCGTCGTACAGACGAGCGCGAGCGGCAATGAGGTGCGCGTCGCCAACTACCAGTTCCCACGCTTCCAGTGGGAGATGCCGTTCAACTGGCTGAGCGGAGATCCGGCCATCGAGGATTTCCAGACGCTGCTCGGTTTCCTCGAATCGCGCGCCGGGGCGTTCGACAGTTTCCTCTTCGTGGACCCAGACGATTGTTATGTCGCCGCGCAATTTATCGGAACCGGCGACGGAGTTACCAAGAATTTCCAACTTCAGCGCACGTTCGGATCATTCACCCAGCCGGTCTATGAGATCAACGGGGTAATTGCGAATTATCCGACCGAGAGCCCGCCAGCGGTCGCCGTCTATATCGACGGCGTGCTGCAATCGTCAGGCTACACGATCTCTTCGACGGACCCGACGGTTCCAGCGCTTGGCGGCCTCCTCAAGTTCACAGTGGCGCCGCCTGCGCCCAGCACGGGCCATCCTCGTATCATCACCGCCGATTTTGCGTACTTCTGGCGTGTGCGGTTGCTCGAAGACGAGTCCGAGTTTTCGGTGATGGGGCAGGAGACGGCCTCTCCGACGGCCGGCGCGAACATTGGCAGCGCCTGGGAGTGCCGGAAGATCGTTTTGCAGAGCTGCAAGTTCTGAAAAATCGCCATGCGAGTCAACGTCGATAGCGCGCTCACCACCTTCCTCAACAACTTCGTGGAAGGATCGGTGGGCGGAAATTTCGCAGTGGTTGACCTGTTCACCATATCTCTCGTGTCTGGTTCCGTGCTTCGGCTGGCGAGTTGGGATGTGGACATCGCCTGGAAGGGCAACACCTTCATCTCCGCGTGGCCGTATGTCAATCGGTCGAAACTGAAACAGGCTGTGGGCTTGGAGCCAGCCGAGATGGAGTTGTCGATCTTTGCGCCGCCGGAAGCCGAGATCGGCACGTCGGCGCTATTGGGTGCGATTGCCATGGGGCAATTCGACGGTGCCACAGTCCAAGTGGACCGACTGTATCTCGACTACACCTTCGCGCCCATCGGCGCGATCTATAAATGGTTCCTGGGAACGGCGGGGCCGGTCTCGGAACTCGACCGGGTACATGCGGTACTCGTCTGCAAGGACAAGCGCGAGTTGCTGAACGTGGACGCGCCGCGGAACAAGTTCATGCCTGGCTGCCAGAACACGCTGGGCGATGCCAACTGCACGGTGAGCCTGGCGAGCTACGCAGTGAGCGCTACGGTTCAGGCGGGGTCCAACGCCAGCATCATTCAGACAAATCTGAACACCGCGACGTACCCCGGTCCGTTGCCAGCGCCAACGGTGGGGCCGACGTTGACGGAGGTCATCGCCTCAACCACGGGTCACAACCTTTACGCCCCAGTGACGTACTACGCCGTGGTGACGTACACTGGGCCGAACGGCGAAAGTATCGCCGGGCCGGAAACCAGTATTTATATCAATCGCAGCGACGCCTACATCACGGCGACGTTTGATCCTGCGAGTCCGCCGAATGGCGCCACCGGCTGGAATCTGTACGTCGGAACGTCCTCGGGCGGGGAGGTCTTGCAGAACAACACGGGCGGCCCGCTGGTCTTCGGGGCCACATGGACGGAGAACGCCTCCGGGCTTTACCAAGGCCAGCCGGCGCCGGTCATACCGGACAGCGGTTACTTCGCGCTCGGGGTGGTCAAATTCACCAGCGGCGCGAACAATGGCTATTCGCGCTTCATCAGCCGGTACGGCAACGATGGCTCGCTTACGGTCATCCCGCCGTTGCCAACGCCCCCGGCAAACGGCGACTCAATCAGCGTGGTTCCGGGGTGTCCCAAGACGTGGACGGCGTGTGCGAACAAGTTCGTTGGCACGCCAGCGCCGACTTCGATCACCCCTGGGAATACAGCCAATCTCAAGGCGTTCCCATTCCTGCCCCAGCCTGAGCAAGGATTATGATCGAATCGGAACAACGCGCGGCGGTGTGCAAGATCGCAATGACGTGGGAGCGGACTGCGTTTCACCAGAACGTCGCGATCAAGCAGGTTGGCGTCGATTGCGCTCATCTCGTTTGCGCGACATACTGTGAGGCTGGACTGCTCGATCCGATGGTGTTGGCCACGTTACCGCACCTGGCGCCAGATTGGTGTCGTCATACCTCGGAAGAAGGATTTCTGCGGATTATCCAGCAGCATCTCCGCGAGGTCTTCGTGCCCCTGCCCGGCGACATGGCGGTGTTCAAGTTGGAGAACATCTTCGGGCATTGCGGTTTGGTGATTGCGTGGCCGACGATCTTGCATGTTTGCCGGCGCGGGATGCGGGTGAGTTTGGCCAGTGTGGAGCAGGAGCCGCTGTTACGCCGGCGGCCAGTTCGGTTCTTTACGCCGTTTCATCACAAATGAGCTTTCTTTCCAAATCCGGCAACACGCAGGCGAACACGCAGACCAAGCTCTTTGGCCTGCATGTTTCGACATCCCTCTACGGCCGCGTGATCCCGATTGTTTACGGGCGGCGCCGGATAAGCCACAACGTCATCTGGTCTGGCGCCTGGGAATCGAATCCGGTCAACTCGGGCGGCAAGTTGGGCGGAAAGGCGGGCGGGGCCGGGAAGGCGGGGAGTAATCAACAGTACGATTACACCTGCGCGGTACTGCTCGCGCTGTGCCAAGGGCCAATCGGCGGCATCGTCAATGTCTGGAACGACAAGGATCAGTATCAACTCTTTCGCGTCAGCCATACCTTCCTTGTCGGTACGGGAAGCGGCTCCGGCGGTCTGACGTACACCACGCCAGAGTCTGGCTTCAATCCTTCTGGCAATTCGTGGTATTTGAACAACGGGTGTTCGCGCGCCGACACTATCACGGTGACGGTGAACGACTACGGTTCGCCAGGCCCAACGACCATCACGGAGGACGTTCAGACGCCGATGGAGTTGGTCGTCTCCTCTACTCCACCCATCACCATCATCGAAAACGTGACGCCGACACCAGACGGCGTTACGACCACCTTCTATCTGTCGCAGCCGGTGACGGAGATTCGCGGCATTCAGTTTTTTGATTCGAATGGGAACGAGCAGGCAGCACAGGAGACATTCGGGACCGGCGGCGGGAATGCCTGGACGTACACCGTTGGATCGAACGCATTGACGCAGAATCCTGTGTATCCGGCCACCAGCCCAATGGCCGGGACTGCGACGATCACCTACACACCAGGCGGTTTCAGCATACCGCCCCAAGGCGGACAGTACACGCTGGAGGTGGACAGCGCCGGGGCGCATTATACTTTCGCCGCGGGCGATACCGGCAAGACCATGACCATCGACTACGAGGTCATGACGAGCAACCTAAGCACTACGGGCGATCCGTTGGTGCATTTGAACTTGGTTTTGTTACCCGGATTTCAGGGCCAACAGCCGTGGAACTGGATGGTGTCGAACTTTCCAGGGCCTCAGGCGATTGGATACAGCGGCACGGCTTACTTGGGGAGCGCACTATTCGATCTCGGGTCCGCGGGGATGCTTCCGAACCTCGGATATGAAGTCATCGGGTTCTGCCCGGTGGGCGGTTCGATCATCGACTGCAATGCAGCGGCGGTGATTCAGGATTTGCTCTCCAGCACGCTCTACGGGCCGCTTGGTTGGTCTGCGGCGGACCTGGCCTGTGGAACATGGGTAGCGGGCGCAACCTACGCTGTAGGGCAGGAGGTCGTCGATTCGTTCTATCACCTGCAACTATGCGTAACGGGGGGCACGGCGCAGACGCCTGGGCCGCCGGCCTGGAACGATTTGGGCGGAAATACCACCGACAACACGGTGGAGTGGCTCGATCTGGGTGTGGCTACGTATGGGCTCGGGCCGGCCAGTGAACTATACACGTACTGTGCGGCCAATGGACTGTTCATCTCGCCGCTGCTTGATTCGGCGCAAACGGCCGCTTCGTTCATCAGGGATATCCTCGATGTCCAGAACGCGAATTGCTTCTGGTCCGAAGGCATCCTGAAGTTTCGGTCCTACGGCGATACGACAACCGTCGGGAATGGCGCTATCTTCACGCCGAATACCCAGCCGGTTTACGACTTGGACGACGACGACTTCCTGTGCAGGCCCGGTGAGGCTCCGGTCAAGGTAACCAGGCCATCGGTCCGCGATGCCTACAATCAAGTCTCAGTCGAATGGTGCAACCGCGGCAACAGCTACAACTTCGAGCCGGTCTACGAGGAAGACGCCTGCCACGTTGGGCTGTACGGTGCGCGGCCAGCCTCGCCGGTGAGCCAACACATGCTCTGCGAAGCCAACGTGGCGGCGCTCGTCGCGCGCACCATGGTGCAGCGCAAGGTCTACATTGAAGGGGCCGACACCTACCAGTTCAAGCTCGGGCCGCAGTATGCGCTCCTGGAGCCGATGGATCTGGTGACCCTCACCGACCCGTATCAGAGCCTCAATCAGCATCCGGTTCGAATCGTTTCGATTGAGGAAGACAACGCGCTGGCATTCACCGTGACGGCGGAAGAGTTTCCGTGGGGCGTTTCGGCGGCGACGAGTCATCCGAAGCAGATCTCCGGGTCAATGGGGCCGGGCTTCTATGCGGTACCATCGTCAGTGAACGCGCCGATCTTTTTGGAGGCAATCGAAGGTATGTCGAGCGTTGCGTTGTACACCCTGCTCATGGCATTGAGTGGGGGCACGAATTGGGGCGGTTGCACGATCCACGAGAGTACGGACGGGGTTTCGTACAACGTCGTCGGCCGGCAGACCGGGCCGTCGGTCATGGGCGTGCTCACGGCGACTTTGCCAACCGCGGCGGACCCGGACGTGACGGACACGCTGAGCGTGAACCTGACCGAAAGCCTTGGAGTCCTGGATTCCGTCACGAAGGCCCAGGCCGATCAGTTCCAATCGCTCGTTCTGATCGATCAAGAGTTGATAAGTTACGAGACCGCCACGCTTGTCAGTTCGAACGCCTATAATCTGACGTACCTGCGCCGCGGCTGCCTGGGCACGCCGATCCAATCGCACGCCATCGGCGCTCCGTTCTGCTTGGTGAATCTGGCCATGTTCGAGTGGGAATACCAGAACTCGGACGTTGGCCAGACGCGGTACTTCAAGTTCACGTCATTTAACGCAGCGGGCCAGATGGAGCAAAACGTGTCGCTCGTTCCCGCCTATCAGCACTACGTGAACGGCCCGCGGCTTCCGCGCCCCTGGCTTCCGGGCACTCAGCCCAGCCTCCAGAGTTCGTTCGCGACGAACAGGGACAATTCGATCACGGCCTCGGTGGACGTCAACGGATATCCCACGATCAATTCGTTGTCGCCGTCCGTGCTCCCACCGACGTTCTCTGTTTCCGTGGCGACGACTGGAGGAATCATACCGGGAGGGCAAACCCTCTACCTGGCGATGACATCGTTTGACGCGGCTGGACTCTCCAGCGACCTGTCCCCGATAGTCCCCGTTTCCATCCCGGTCGGGACGAACACTAACACAATCACAATGACGATCACATGGCCGACCGGGGCTGTAAGGGGAGATATTTACTATGGAAGCGCGCCCGCTAATGTGGCGTTCTTAAGTCAGCCTCTGTCCAGTACAACGTCATTTTCAATGCCAGCACCTCCACCGGTCGGATATTATCCCGGTCCACCGGACTACACCGTGTCCGCTTACGCTTTTCAGGCCGCCCAGATCGATCTCGCCGGAGATTATGTGGGAACCGTTTCGGCCATCGGGACCGCTGGAGGATTTCAGACGATCACCGTCATAGGCATGGATGGCTCGATACCACAGTGGGCGAACGGGCTGTGGGGGCCATCGAGCGGGAATTACTACGATTTGGACCTGCTTGCACGGGAGCGTTCCGCGGTTCAAAACTATACGGGAGCAGTCGCCACGGGCAACACCGGAAACGTCATCACCACGAGCATATCTGGTAGTGTCTTCGCCGTCGGGGACGTGATCGCGATCCGTTGCTTGCCTTCCACTCACACCGCGCTCGCGGTGGGAGACTCAAATCTGGCGATGAGCACGAATCAATACGCCGGGAAAATGCTCTTCGTATTCCGAAATACCGGGGCTGGTCAGTCCGTCCTCATCGCGAGCAACACCGCGACCGTGCTGACGTTTTCCACGGCGCTCGCAACCGCCATGGACGCCACGAGCCGTTTCGTGGTGACCGAGCCGAACTGGATGCCGCAGGTCATAGCTCCGGCTGCGCAATACACCGGATCTCCCGCCCTTTCCGGCCAGATCATCGCCGGCGCCCTGCAAGTATCGAACGCCGTCGGTTTGGCGTTTTTGGTTCAGGTGTTCACCGTCAACTCGTTCGGGGAATCACTGGCCCAGTACAGCCAGACGCTGCAAATATACCTGGTTGGATCTGCCACCAGGCAGCGGTCTCCGAATTTACATGCCATGTTGAACTGATTCCATGAGCACTTACGACAGAACCGGCAACCTATACGTACAGGGGCGTTACCTCTACGTCACGTCGGACTCTGGGCCAAACAATGACGGGGCATTCTCGATCATCGACATCTCTTCACCCGTCTCTCCGGTTCTTATCTCGCAAATAAACTCCGACGTGCGCTTGAAATTCGCTGAAGGGGTCATTGTCGTTGGAAACTACGCCTTCGTAGCAGGTTACAATGCGACATCCCTGGTCGTCATCGATGTAAGCGACCCGTACGCCCCGTCTATCGTCGCCGTTCTCACTGACGCAAATAACCTGATTTTGCCGGTGGAGATGGCGATCTCCGGGCAATACCTTTTTATCGCGTGCTCCCATACAATTTCTGGCAAATCGAACCTCACGGTCGTGAGCATTGCCAACCCACTTGCCCCGGTCGTTGTTGGAACGCTTGTCAATTCCGGTATCGCGGGTGCCGTGTGGCCAGAAATCCAGGGAAAGTATTTGTTCCTTGCGGCTCGCGGTTCCGTCGCGACCTTCTCCGCCATCGATATTTCCAACCCTACGGCCCCCACTCTCGTGAGCACTTTCGGTACTACGTGGCCCGGTGGCGGCAACTCGATCACTGGGGTAGCAGTGCGCGGCAAGTACGCTTACCTGGGAGTCGGGAACGCGAACGCCGTCGTGGTCGTGGACATCTCGAACCCGGCCAGCATGACCTCGCCGGGGAACTACACGAGCGCTACCTACTTGCCGGACGTGAGCAATGTCCATATAGCGGGCACGTTGCTTTATGTGACAACGTACGGTAACTCGCTAGTGGTTCTTGACGTTACGGTCCCTACCACTCCAACATTCGTCAGTGCTATGACGTTTGTGGCGACGGTGCAAACTGATCATCTGGAGATCGACGGGAACTACGCCTATATCGCCGACACCAGTTATCCGAATCTCGGCGGAGTCATCGCCTTAGAGATTGGTGGAGCGGTACAACCGACCGCGAGTTTCGGAAAGCTCTACGCCGACGAGATCCACGTCGGCAAGGATGTCAGGGTCGCGCGTAACCTATTGGTGGGAGGCGGGTTCAGCGCGAACACGCAGCAGCTCTGTTGCATCGTCCCGGCCGGATCGTACTTCGAATTTGTCGCTACCGGAGCCGCTACGTTTCGGATTGGGTGGCAGTGGTACGGGACTTCTTTTGGAACCGGGGCAACCGTCGGAACACTTGTCTCCGGCACAGCCTACGGGCCTACCGCTACCAACACTTTTCTTGCCCTTTGCTTCAACGTGCCGCTCGGCTCCAGCATCACGTTCTACATGGACACGTCCAATCCTCCCACCACGGAGGTAGGATTCATTTCCTTTTGAGGTGATCTGAGGTGATCTCGACAATGAGCACGACAATCAAAGCGCTGGCGCTGATGGCTCTGGGAGTTATTGCTGGCGCTCAGACTACGACCATATCTTCGGTAGTGAATGGGCCTGACGGGAATCCGGCGGCAGGCACAGCTACGATCACGTTGAGCGGTCCCTGTCAATCTGGTTCGACTTATGTTATTCCGCGGCAGATCCAAGTTCCTTTCACGGCCGGCGTGTTCTCTGTGAATCTATACCCTAACACCACTTGCATTCCAAGCACGACAAGCTATGCAGTTCAGTGGCAGCTCACCACGCCAGGCAGGATTCCAAATCAAGTGTGGATTGTTCCGGCAAGCACTACGCCAATTCAGATCGATGCAGTCCTCGTTCCCTCGCCTCCTTCACCGTCGTATGCGATCCCGTACACTCAAATAACGGGACTGTCCTCAGGCTATGCGCCTGTGGGAAGCGTTAGTGGAACGGTTCAATCTGAGCTGGCGCTCACGGACAATTCTCCATCGATCTTTTCCCTGTCTCTCGGGGATGCGATCCTACACAATGCGCAGCAGGAGTATGGCGTCACCGGCGCGAACACCTATGTAGGCTATCACCAGATGTCCACGCCGAACGTGTTTGGCCCCTACAATACGTCGGTTGGGTTCGAGTCCATGAACTCGATTACGACGGGCTTCGATAATACGTCGGTGGGCGTGCAGACGATGCCAAATCTGGTTGACGGATTTGCAAATTTAGCTCTTGGGTTCCAGGCCGGCATAGCATTGACTCACGGTTCGCGCAACGTCTTTGTGGGGCCGAATGCCGGATTCCAGACCAACGGGAGCACATCAAATCTCCCCGAGGGAACCGTGGCGGTGGGCGTAGAAGCCTGCTACTCGGGATGCAACGGGTCCGAAGATACGGCGGTGGGCGTTGACGCATTGGAGCACTCGGCCAACGCGGCCGACGTTACGGCGGTTGGCGCTTATGCCATGCAGCACGCTACCGACGCGGCCGCCAATGCAACGGCCCTGGGGACGTTCTCCTTAGACAATGCTAATGGGCCTGGAGATACTGGCCTTGGGTTTCAGTCTTTGCAGTCCAACGGGACTGGCAGCTACAACACCGCCGCCGGATACAACGCTTTCCAGGCCAATACGACAGGTTCCGGCAATGCCGGGCTTGGGGCGAACGTCGCAGTGAATAACACGACTGGATCGGACAATGCTGCCCTGGGCCAGCTTGCCCTCGGGAACAACGTTGGCGGATCGAATAACGTTGCGGTGGGGTACGGAGCCGGATACATCCAAAACAACGTGAACAACTCCGTCTTTCTCGGCTACCAGGCGGACGAGAGCGCGAATAATCTGAGCAACGTGGTGGCTATCGGCTATCAGGCGCAAGCGACACAAAGCAACGAGGTAGTGATCGGGAATGCTTCGATTTCCCAGACGGTGCTGCATGGGGCTTTGGTCGATAGCGCACTGGTCGCAACTCCTGCGTCTTCTACTTCGGCGTGTTCGACTGGGCAGTTCTCGTTCGATGATGGCTATTTTTACGCCTGTGTGGCGACAGACACTTGGACCCGGGTGGCGATGACGCATTCGGGTTGGTAAATTGGAGGTTCTGATGAAACGATTTCTTCTCTTCGCGGTTCTCGCGCTCTTGGCGGCACCGCTTTTCGCTCAACCGCAGCCGCCGCGCGTTTACACGGCATACTGTTCCGGCAGTTTGATAAGCGCAGGCACCACGATGACGCTGCAATTGCCAGCGAACTCAAGCGTCACCGTTACCCCTGTTGCTTGGTACGCAGCCACCTCGGTGGCCGACACCGCTACGGCGGTGCGAACCGGGACGGCCGCTTCGGGGACGGTAACGGCCAGCAGCCCAGGCTCCGCTGTAACTCCGCCGGCGACGGCCCAAGTGTACTGCGGTTCTAATGGCGGCGCGAGCGGAGTGACAATTGGGGCTCCATTCCCAACGAGCGCTTCCGGCTTGACGGTTCCGATGACTACAGCCCAAGGAACGGCCGGCACGGTATTGTCGAGGTTCAACACAGCGGCTGACAATTTCAATGTGTCGCTGGCCTCCATGACCGGGTCCTATACGCTGGTCTTCCAGTGGCAGGAGAACTAACATGCGACGCATGGCACTTCTTTTGATTCTCCCGCTGGCCCTGTTCGCGCAACTTCCAGCGCCTGAGGGCAATGGCGGAGGCAGTAGCCCCTGCACCCTCTCCGGCTCACAGACGGCCGGCTACGTCCTCACGGCCAGCGCTACGGCTGGCCAATGTTCCTGGCAGGCTTCTGGAGCCGCGTCCGTGACGATCAATTCCATCGCGGCTGCAAACTATGTGGCCGATGGCGGATCGACCAACGCGATCACAGGTACGACCACGACGGCTTTTACGAGCTACGCGCCGGGGCAAGCCGTTGTCGTGAAAATGGCTCACTCCAACACCGGACCCGTCACGATCAACATCAACTCCATCGGGACGGTGAACGTCACCAAGTTTGGCACAACGGTGCTGGCGACTGGAAATTTGATCGCGGAGCAAGAATATGCCTTCGTATCAGATGGTTCAGAGTTTCAGGTACTTAATCCGACGTTGGTTCCTGCTGATCTTCCATCGCAGGCCTGCCAATCCCTTAGCGGGTCCGTAACGCCCAACCTCGAGCTTGGGAGGTGCTTCATCGTCACCGGATCTTCCGGGGGTACGACAACGATCAGCGCTCCCACAAATCCGCCGGATGGCGGTCCCTATATGTTCGCGTTCTGCAATGGGGCGACTCCTACTACATGGTCATTGCCCGGTACGTTTCAGCAGATCGGGACGCCTATCCTTGCATCAAAGTGCGTCTACAACGGAGGCGTGGCTTACGACGGGAGCAATTATCAGGGCATAGGCAGCAACGAGACCCCGACCATCTTGCGCGGCATCGAGCGGGCGGCTCCGGGCACGACTGTATCGGGCGCGTTTGCTTGCTGGTGGGACAGCACAAACCACATCTTGACCTGCAACGAGAATGCCTCTGGCAGCAATTCCAACACGGCATTCCCGCAATCAGCGCAGACACACAAATTCCTGACCGACTTCCTCGGATCCGGGACCTTTGATGCGGCGCAGCCTACCCCTACGGACGTGAGCCTTGGAAACGTGACAAACGATGCGCAGACAAAGGCTGCGATCATGCCGAATACGGCCCCAAGCGCCGGGCAGGTGGCCGTAGGCAATGCGGGGGGTACTGCTTATGCGCCGGTTACGATCAGCGGATCATGCACCATGGCTTCTACCGGCGCAATGACCTGCACGGTGCTGAATCTGAATGTCGCCAACGCCGCGAGCACAGGCACGACTACAAACAAACTGGTAAAATTGACGGGCGCTCCGTCCACTGCCGTCATCGCGGCCACTACCGACACGGGTGGGATTGTGGGAATCTGCACGGCGAATTGCGGAGTTGCGGGTACATACGCTACTGCTACTATTCAGACTGCCGGACCCGCATCTTGCGTCTTTGCCGGAGCTACAACGGCGGGCGATTACGTGCAGATCAGTTCTGGCACCGGAGGAGACTGCGCCGACGCGGGGGCTACCTATCCTACTAGCGGGCAGGTCCTTGGGCGCGTGCTGAGCACAAATGGCGGCGGCGGAACCTACGCGCTTGATCTCTTCCCGTCCGAGATGCAGGCGTCGTCCGGCAGCGGCGGCGTTGCCTCCGTGGCGCTTCAAAACAACGGCTCGGCCTATGGCAGCATGACGAGCGGGCAGAACGGGACGCTGAACTTCACGAATTGCACCGTGACCGGCACGGCTCCGTCGTTCACTATAGCCTGCCCGTCTTCCTCCGGCATGACGTGGCCCGGAGGCCCTGGCATTACGGTCTGTACGGGAAGTCCATGCAGCGCGTGGGGGTCTTCTCTCACCGCGCCATCGGGCACGATTGTCGGGACTACGGACACGCAGACCCTCACTAATAAGCGGAATACCCCGCGCGTCGTGACTTGCGCCAGCGGGTCTCCAGCCGGAAACTGCGTACAGACCGGATCAAGCACTGCCTACACAATCACGCCAGATTCAGACAACGCCGATGTGGTTTACTACAGCGATACCGATAGCTCGGGCGGACTAACTATTGCGGCGGATAGTGGAGCGCCAACCAACGGACAGAAGATGATAATGAATCTCAACTGCCCGAATTTCGCCTTGAACTTGACCTTTGCCACGGGATCTACCAATGATTATGAAGCCAGCAGCAACCTGGCTTTCCCGACAACCTGCAC